GCAGATCTCCTCGCTCGTGGCAAGACCTGCCGCGAGGTCGCTCGCGCTCTCGGAATCGCCGAGAAGACTCTCTACAACTGGCGCAAGCGCCCTGCGGTGCAACGAGCGATCTACAACATGCAGCAGGAGCTCATCGAAAGCTCCGAGTCGCAGCATGTCGCCCTCATGCCAGAGGCCATCGCGACGCTCACGGAAATCATGAACGACCCAGAGGCGCGAGCTTCCGACCGCATCGCTGCCTCCCGCGCCCTGCTCAACGGCGCCGCCGCCTACCAAGAGCGCAAGTTGCTGGAACGCACGGTCTCGGACCTCGAAGCCCAGATCTACGGAGTGCTCGAGCTGAAGTCCGAAGCCACCAAGGGAAATGAACCCATCAGCGACATCGACCTCCTGAAGAGCGCTGACCCCGAGGACGAATGACCGCCTCTCTCGCGCAGCTGCAGCGCCGAGCCGACAAGCTCCGCCTCGAGCTCGCCCGCCGCAAGGCGCGCGCCGCGATCTTCGACCCAGCCATCGCCCCGACGAAGCTCCCGGGCGTGGAGGACTGGCCGTCTTTCGCCAAGCGCACCTGGATCCGCACGGGCGGCACCGTGGCTCCCTTTGTCCCCTACGAGTACCAAGAAGCGCTGGTCCGCTCGATCAACGAGCACCCCAACACGATCATCAACAAGTCGCGCCAGATGGGCGCCTCGGAGACGGTCTGCTCCTACCTCCTCTGCCGGGCGCTCACCGAGCGCGGCTTCGCAGCAGTGATCTTCTCCAAGACCCAACAGGACGCCTCCGAGCTCGGCCGCCGTGTGCGCGCCATGGCCAACAGCATCGAGGGCGAGTCAATCCGCTACCTGACGGATAGCAACACGCAGATCGCCATCGAAGGGCGTGGCACGCTCTACTTCCTCCCCGCCTCACCCCGCGCCGCTCGAGGCATCCCCAGCTGCTCCGTCCTCTTCATGGACGAGGGCGCCTTCCTCGATGGTGCCGCCGAGATCTACCGGGGCGCCATGCCCACGCTCTCCATGGTGGGCGAGAACGCCAAGGTGATCGTCACCTCGACGCCCGACACCGAGCTCGACTGGTTCGGCCAGCTCTGGCACCAAGGCACCCCCGAGGACTGGTACGACTACGTCCGCCGCCGGGAGATCGAAGCGCTCAACGACCGCCTGGCCCTGGTGGCCGACAGCTGGAACCGCGTCGCGATCCACTACTCCCAGCACCCGCTCTACGGGCACGACCCCGAGTGGGCTCGGAAGACCCGCGAGTCGCGCCGGATGACCCAGGCCGCATGGGACTCCGAGTACGAGCTGGCGTTCGGCGCGACCGACACCCAGGTGTTCCCATCGGAATTGGTCCGCCGCGCCACCCGCGGCCACTGGCGCGAGTGCGGCTCCATCGGCCGCACCTACGTGATCGGCGTCGACCCCAACGCCGGCGGCAACGATTACTTCACAGCGATCGTGCTGGACATCACCGAAACGCCCTACGAGGTCGTTGGCATGTACCACGAGAACGGCAAGAGCACTGATTACAGCTTGCGCCATGTGAAAAGCCTCATCGAGGATTACCTTCCAGAGCGGGTAATCGTGGAGAAACAAGCAATGGGCGCTGTGATCGCAGAAGCGCTCTCCACTGCTTTGCCCAAATATGCTATCGAAACCTTCAACACCAGCCGCCCCAGCAAGATCGTTGCTACCGATCGCATCCTGTTCCTGATGGAGCACGACGAGTTGATCTTCCCCGAGGGCGCCATTCCTAATGAGCTTCGCGCTTTCCAACAGAAAGAATCAGGCCAACGAGAAGCTGCATCTGGAGCACACGACGATTGTGTTATGGCTCTAGCGTTCGCCTGTCACGCCATTCCAGAGACCCCAAACACTGCAGGATTCTTCGCGCACATTTAATTGTATGTCGTACTACCGCAAACGCATGAGCGATAAGGACTTCTACCTATCGCAAGCACGCCGTCCACTACGTAAAGACGCCTTCTCACGCTTCCGCGGAGTGACCAAAGGTACTGCCACGCACCCCTATCGAGCTGCGATCACCCATATGGGAGTTCGCTACCAAATCGGCGTCTACAAATGCGAAATAGAAGCCGCCCGTGCCTACAACGAAGCAGCCCTGCGCATCGTGGGGGACTACGCCGTACTCAACGACATCCCGAGCCCGGGGGCTTAGCTATCTGGTGAGAGCAGCCGACTCATAATCGGCCTCAGGCGAGTTCGATCCTCGCAGCCCCCATCCATTTGTAGATCGCGTCTTCCCGGTGCGCTTCCCAGAAGCACTGAGCCCGGAACCACACGAGCCACTCCTCTGAACCTTTCGCTCGGTTGCACGTTGCGCAGGCCGCCACCAAGTTGCGCTGCACTGTGGGCCCGCCGCGGCGTTTCGCCTTGACGTGATCCAGCGTGCCCGCCGGCGCCCCGCAGTACGCGCAACATCCACCCCACGAGCTCAAGATGCCCTGGCGGAATCGCAACTTCGCAAAGCGTTTCGAGCAGAGGAGGGACCCATCGATGTGATGGTCCAACATGCGCCGTCCGGCCGCTGTTTCAGCGTACCGAGGCCGGCCAAGCGGAGCATTGAGAAGTTTACCTTACGTTTCGAAGTATCAATGATAACTTTAGTCTATGCAAAAACGCTCACTGACAAGTTTCTATCGCAGTGTCGACGCTCAGCGATAATCTTTCTATATCAATCAGCCCTACGGCCACCGTGGAAATGAATGCTGATAATTTCCGGAATGATGGTGCGTTAGTAAATGTACTGTCCGGCATGGGTCTAACGACCAAGGACAAAACAGTTGCTACTTCCGTAGGCGCTAAACCCATACTCAGCGAGGGCGAACTCGAAGCTCTATACGCCCACGGCATCCCAAGGCGCTACGTCGACGCCATCTCCGACGAGATCCTGCGCCACCGGACAACGATCAAGCTCGGCGGTGACGAGCAAAAGAACGCCAACGACCTGATCGCCGACTTCGAGGAGTACCTCAAGGCCACACAGTTCCACCACGCCTTCGCCGAGGTCGTCAAGCTTCAGCGCCTCTACGGCGGCGCCGGCCTGGTGCTCCTCATCGATGACGGCCTCCCTCCGGAGGAGCCAGTCGACGTCGCCCGCATCCGCGCTGTCCGGGGCTATGTCCCCCTCTCCCGCTGGGAGCTGATTCCGGAAGACTTCTCGATCACCGACTACACCAAGCCCTCGCACTACCGGATCACCACGGCGCAGCGGCTCACGCCCGAGCAACAAGGGCAATATGTCAATGTGCGCATACACTCATCCCGCGTAGCGCGCTTCGACGGGCTTTACCTCCCCTGGAACGTCCGAGTGCGCAACACCGGGTGGGGCCTGCCGGTGCTCCAGCTCGTGTGGGAGGCGTACAAGCGCTACGAGAGCGCGATGTCGGGCCTGGAGTCGATGACCACCGACTCGGACCTGTTCGTCCACAAGATCCCCGGTCTTTTCAACCGCATTGCTTCTGGGAACGAGAGCGATCTGCGCAAGCGCCTCGAGGCCAACAACCTCAGCCGCTCGGTCTATGGCGGGATGGTGGTGGACACCGAAGAAGAACTGAGCTTCCTCAACCGCGCACTCAGCAACATCGCCTCGGCGACCGATCCCTTCGTGAAGGATCTGCAAGCAGCGACCGGCTGGCCCGCCTCGATCCTCATGGGCGACTCCCCCGGGGGCCTGGGCAAAGAGGGCCGCTTCGAGGAGCGCGTCTGGGCAACTCTCGTCGAGCAGTGGCAGGAGCTCTACTGCCGCACGGCGGTGACCGAAGTCTTCACCTACATCCTCGCCTCGCGCGAAGGACCGACCCGAGGGCGGCCCCCTCAGAAGTGGAGCGTCGAATTCCCGAGTGTTTTCACAGAGACAGCAAGTGAAAAAGCAGATTTAAGAGCAAAGATGGCCTCCGTCGATTCGCAGTACGTAAATATGGGTGTTCTAAATCCCATTGAGATACGAGAAGCACGTTTTGGCGGTACGGAATACAGCATAGAGACCACACTCGACGAAGAGTTTAGCGAACAGATGCGGGTAAAAGCTGAATCAGACTTCCAGATGCAAATGATGAATATGGAGGCTCAAGCTCAGGCCATGGCTTCCGGTCCCCAAGAGCCAGGCGCTCCCTTGGACGAGACTGCGCCGCCTGAAGGGGAGGCTCCGATTCTTCCAGAGGGTCAGCAGAACCTCGACGCCCTTGACACCTACCAGGCGCATGGATACCGAATCCGCGTCACGGGTGAGCGGGATGGCAACCGGATCGGCCACTTGATTGCACCCGACGGGCAGCGAATTGATACCACAGAGAATGCATCGCTATTTGTTGTAGGCCCCCATCGCTCTTACGGACGCAAGCTGTATCGAGCGCGCTTTGACCGTCAGGGAGAACTGATCGCCGGTCCTTACGCCATCGGATTTCGCAGCGTGAAAGCTGCACAACGTGCAATCGCATCCTTCTACCCGCGGCAGACTGTGGCAGGGCTCTCCCCTGTATCCGAGGGCGAAGCAGAAGCCCTCCGCGCCGGCTGGGAGCAGTACTAATGAGCAATCCTTCTCTCGAGACCGTCCGCACCGCGGCCTACCTCGCCGCTCGTGAGCGACTGGATTTTCGTGGTGGCAAGACTCGTCGGACGGTGCAATGCACACCGCCCAATGTCCAGTGCGGAGGACGTTGCATCCCACCGGACTGGGACTGCCGCTTGAAGGGCCAGGGAGCTGATCCGCACCTGAGAGCGGTGAAGACAGACCCACTGGGAGGACTCGCCAACATCCAGCGAGGTATCACACGTATTACGAAGGGCTTACCTAAAGGTAACTTCTCTGAAATTGAAGGAGGCAAACGAGCTATCATTCGTGGAGCCGTAAAAGTAGCTCCTGGCAACATTCAGCAAAAGAAAGAGCTGCAAGCAAACCTAGAAGAAAAATCTAGACTTATTGGGATAAGCCTCGCTGTAGTAGGGGGAGCTTTAGGTGCACACGCTATTCTCATGCGCACCAATAGCTACAAGTATGGAGTTGGCAGGCGTATCAACGAAGCCGCGCGTGATGGCGTCAGTGCTGTACTCGACGTTATTCCTGGGCTAGGCCAGCAGCGTCGCACAACTCGCACCACAGCCACATCCCGGGTGGCCGCTACAGGCGCCCGAGAGCGCGCTTTTGCTGTAGAAGCCGGCCTATCACCCCGAGAGCGGATACTGAACACCACCATCGAAGACCGATGGATGAAAGGCCGTAATAAGCTAAAGGCGGATTTAGACAAAGTAGATAACGCAGTATGGTCCCCTTCAACAGGAAGTGAGCCTCTCAGCTTTTATGACTGGAACCAAAAGCATCGCGGAGCATTTTGGAAAGCAGCGACAGTAGAAGGAGTAGGTGACAAAGCCATCAAGAGAAGCATTTATGCAGAACCTTCTGCACAGAAGTTCTTAGCACAGCAATGGGGATTGAGCGGACGTGATTTAGAGTCTCCGGCATTTATTAAGGATCGCATAGCCGCATCTATAAGCCGCGAGCGGAGTGATTACGTCCAGCTTGCGCAACAGCAAGGCTTCAAAATGCGCACTGTTAGAGGGGAGCTAGATATTGACCCGAGTGCGTATGCGGGCTTTAGACGTCGCTTAACCGACGGCATAGTAGACGATGCAGTACGCAAGAGCACTTCTGAGCATATCGAGAGTGTGCTGACAAGCACCCCTGGATCCTATGCATCTAAGATCTACAAGAAAACCGTAGACTTTTATAACAAAGAATTCACAGAAGTAGGCAAGATATTAGACGAGACGGCTGGTGCCAGCTTAATCGACCCTGCCTTTAAGGCAAAAGGCTATAGCGAGTTCATGGGTGATGCGGATGCCATTCGAGTGCGGACAATGATGCGCACCGGCAACGCCGCCATCAAGGAAAGCCGAGGCAAAGGCCACGAAGAATTGTATTTGCTTGCACATTATCATACACAGGGTTTTCAAAAGAAAACTAGCTCATTTATCGTTCCAGATCGAATTGCCCGAGCCGCAGCAGAAGAAATTAGTGGTACTCGTGTGCAATCAACTGAAGAAGCATTTGCCATTCTTCAAGCCACTCAAGACTTCAGAGGTGCGTCTTCAGGTGTTCAAGCCGCACCTAGGACAGCACGTAGCTCTCAACCGAGGGCGGCTTCCGGAGAGAGCAGCACTCCACGCCCCGCTCGTCGTCGCTCCGCAGCGCAAGCAATCGCCTCCATGATGAGGCAGAAAAATCCAGATGGTTCACCTCGCTACGCCACGAGAGAGGCCGCTCAAGCTGCTTACGAGCGCATGCAGGCTAAGAACGATGAGAGGGAAGATGTAGAAACAAGCTCACAACTGCCACTACGTGTTCGGGCGTATCTCGAGACACAGAACCGCCTCGACAAGCGCTGCGGCAAATCGGGTATCGCTGAGAACAAGAAATGCAGCAAACCTACTCCAGCACAATCGCGCGAAGCTGCGCAACGCGCTAAAGGGGCAGCCGAGCCCGGTGTTACCTGCGCACCTGGGACACAGCAATGCGGCAAGATCTGCATTCCGCAATCAGCGACGTGCCACATCAAAACCGGTGGTAGTGATCTAAAGAGCAACCTGGCCAAGGGTGCGCTTGCTGCTGGAGCTGTGGCTGGAGTTGCCTTAGCCGGCCGCGCAGCCTACAAAAATCGTCGAAGCATCACTGCGTACACGGGTGGTGCCCGTTACATGGACCAGGCCATCAAGCGAATGTCTGAGAATGATGTGCGCCAGGGCCTTAGCAAGCTCCCTAAACAATGGCAGCAACCAGCCAGCAAGCTGTTAGGGAAAGCCAAAGTAGGCTTAGCACGCATATCCGCGGACATGCAAGGCATGGAAGTCCGCAGTATTGATAACGACAACAACTTCAGTACTCTTGTCAATCCCAAGACAGGTCACGTACTAAGCATTGGCTCTGTTGATGACACCCTCGTGACCTTTGTATCTGAGCGAAAGGGAGCAGCTGGTCAATTCCCCAAGTATGGAGTCGCCTTCCAGACTGATCTCAGCTTCTCTCAGAAAGCAGACGTATCTAAAGCGCAGTCCCTCGCAGTATCGAAGCAAGTCAAGACAATGTTTGACGACCAGCTAGCTCAACTACCAGAGAATGCTGTTCTATTCAACAAGCCATTCAAAGACGATGGCCTTGGTAAAAAGCGTGCTTCTATCTACAAACGCTTCAAATTCCG